GGCAGAGTGCCAGCGCTGTCTTGCGAAAGCGAAGCGAAGTCGGTCATAGCCAACCAAAACCCCTGCTGCCCTTGGGCAAACAAGCCAGCAATAATGTGTTCTGCTGACTTTTTGCCAGCATCAAAAATGCTCCTAGTCATTGGCCTGCAAAACGGCCTTACTGCTGGGAACGCGCTCATGCTCGCTCAACTCCAACTGCGAAGCGGGTTAATTCACGCCTCACTCGGAATGTGGCTGGCCCGTCAAACTGTACCGTTGGGTTTGCGGGCGCAACAAGAACCGCGACCGTAGACCAAGTTGTGTCTGAGTTTTGCAATTGCACCTGAATTTGCACGCCTTCAAACGGATTTTCAACGCCACTTGACCGAAGAAACAATGACGCTGTTTGCCCTGCTGCTAGCGTTACTGGTGTCGAAGTTGCTGCTGTTGTTGCTGGGGCGAGTATTTCTGTTGCCATAATAGTCTTTCAAAGTGATGGTTGTGATTCGTTTACGGTTTGGCTTCAAGCGCCGCAATACGGGATTCAAGCGCTGAAATTGCTGCGCCTTGGCGTTTAGCCACTTGCAGCAAGGGCACTACTAGGCGGCTGTACTGCACGCCGATCGGCTTGAGCGGGCTGTCCAAATCGGGTACGGTTTTTGGTGGGCCGAAAGGCTGCGGCACTTCTTTGGTGCTGTGACCCCAATGCACAAGGCGCGGGTCGATGGTGGCTAGTTGCTCGGCCGATATGCCCCAGTAGCTCCAGTCTTGCGGATCACGCTCGCACTTCGAGCGATAATAAATCGGTGCTGCGCCCTGCACGATAGCCTCTGCATAGCTGTCTTGCATAGGCTCAATTTCGCGCTTGAACTCAAGCGTGGATACTTCGCGGCTGAAAGTGCCGTTAGCGTTAATCACCGCATCAGCGGCGCTGGCGGTGGTGTTGCTATACCAGCCCACCAGATCGTATGGCGCAATGGTAAAAGACATATCACTCCACACGCCAGCTTCATACCGGCGCAGCGCCATCTTGCCAACAAGGGGAGCTGATATTAGCTGTGAAACAACGCCCCCATTTGCCGAAACGAGCATGGTTGCGCCAGCAAAAAAGCTATTCAAATCATGCTCTTTGAATATGTACCCGCCCACTGCGAAGATCGTGTCTGCGTCGTTAAGATCCTCAATCTCGATCAAGTCATCCAGCACCTTGCCTTGCTTATCGGTGATGTCTGCCATGATTGAAGCGCCGCCAGCAGATCCCCCGCCCATAGGTGTACTAACAAACACGGTTCCTGTATCGCCTAAACTTGCTATCACGGTAGTGCCGCCATCCATATCAACAACGGTTGTCATAGCGTCACCTCTTTGCTTAACTTAAAGGCGATTTCGTACTGCCGCTCAACTGTTGAATCTGGGCGTGTAATTTCAATATGCCCTATTGCTTTTTCAAAATCAAAGTCTGTGGTTTCTAAAGCGGCAATTTTCAGCGTCAAAACTGCGCCAGCAAGAACAATCGTGCCGTCGGTTGTGGATGCCTCGAAGATGACAATGGGAGATCCAATATCAGGGCGAATCTGCATACGGGCAGTGCATCCTGTATAGTCTTCGTCAATATAATCTGTTGGCGCTACAGCTTCGCCAGTGCAAGTATTGATAACAGTGCCACACCCACCTACAGAGGCGGGGAAACTCAAGTACCTGCGGGTAAGTGGCAGGGTATATGTTGCCCCTTGGCATATTGCCTTGGGCTTTATTTTTACTGGCGTGTCTTGCATTCCGATACCTTATTCACTTCTATTAGGGCGGCAGTTGGAACACGCTTCCAAGGGATGCGTGCAGGTGCATGAACTTTGGCGACGCAACTGGTCGCGTAGGCGGAAACCCATCAGCGGCCACACTTTTGAGATTGCGTTCTGGTAGGCGATCTTGCGGCCAATTTCCGCATCGAAGTTCTCAGGGCTAGCGCAGGCCGATTCGCCTGTGACTGTGAAGCCGTTGCGGAGCACCAATACGCAGAAGGTTAGCAGATTCAGCGCGTCCTTCAATTCAGCTACATCTGTAGGGCACAAGCCGCTTTTCCCCGCCGCCTTATCTGCCGCGACAAAGGCTCCAATCACACCTTCGCCAGCAGTAAAATAGTGTTTGGTGGAAATCTCGGCCTCAATGTCTGCTGGCGTAACGCGTGCGGCAGTCTTGCCCTTGGCTTGAATCTCTTGTTCGATTTGTTGGTCGTTCATGATTGTCCTTTTATTACTGGTTTTTGTGTAGGCCAAGCCGATTCGCACAGCTCGCCAGCTATTTTTACTTCATCAGCATATCGGCTGATTCGTTCACAACTCGTGCTAACCCTGCCGAACAAGTTGGCAAGCATTCCGATGGGGTCTGTATCAAACTCACTCGTCCCGCTGCTGGCAGTAATGGCGGCGTGTTTGGCCTTGTAATTGTTGAGGGACTGCTGCAAGCGGCGGTTAGCAGCGCCAAGAGCATCAGCATCAGCGCGGGCTTTAGTGGTTTTGGTTTGTGCTGCATCTATTGCTCCTATCATTTTCGTTTCGCGCTCGGCCAATTCATCCAGCGCTGATTGTGACATCTCTGTTTTCTCTTGGCTATAGGCGGCTTCCATTTTGGCAATTCGCGCACGATAGTGGGAGGATGTGAGAGAGAAAGTCAAAACGGCAGACAGGACAACGCCCGCCCACCAGACTATTGCTGTTGGTATTTGTGGAAGTTTTGGGTATACGGTCATGCTCTTGCGCCTATGCACTTCTCGTACTCGGCTTGTCGGCGAATAGTCAAACCCTTGAGCGCCGCACCTTTGTACTTGTCCCACCGCAGAATCTGATAACAAGCGCCAGCGTAGTCGCCGCTGTTTAGCTTTTTGACCAGTGTGGAGCTGCAAAACGCCTGGCTGCCAATGTTATAGCTCAGGCTGACATAAGCGTCATACTCACGCTGCAAAAGCGGTACGCCGACGCATTTTTGAATCGCGCCCTCGAACTTTTGAACATCAACAAACGCTCGCTCAACTGCTTTGTGCGGGGTGATTTTGTCGCCTAGCTTTACGCCGCTAGTCGTACCAAAGCCGATTGTTGGAACATCGCCTTTGACTGGCGTATATGCTCGCTCAGAGTAGCCTTCGTGCATCAGGATGCCGACAAGCGCCGAAGCGCTCAGGGTCAATCCAGCGATAGTGGTTCGGTTAATCATTGTCCATTACCTCCGCAAAGCCGCTATCACGAAGCGCCATTACTCGATTATGCTCGCGCTCCTTGCGTTTTTCATGGCGACAATCTCGGCGGTCTTGCTTGGCCTTGTAATACCAATTGATAAAAAACCCACCAAAAGCCACCAAAACACCAAAGAAGCCAAGCATCTCATTCGAGAATAACCAGCCAAAAACACCTACGGAAGCGCTGGCGTATGTCACCTTTGCCGCCGCCGTTGCTATTGTCGCGTCTATTGTTTCGGCATTCATGCGTCTGTCTTTCTTAATCGGTTTGTGTTGCTCGGGCTTTGCGGCTAAATAACACTCAGCCACTCGTTTCCGTGAGTATCTTGTTGGATTGCATTTTAGGAAAGCCCTGTACTGTGCGAACATATCAAACCCTGATTCAAAAAACCAACAATTAAGCTCAAGCTAAAACCTTGCTAGGGTTTCTGCTTAGATTTTACCAACGCATCAAACCTTTGCATAACGCTGACCATTTGGTCTTCAAGTTCCTTGATTGATTCTCGTGGCGCGTCTTGCTCTTTCAAGTCATCCATGCGGTCGCGCAACTTCTTCACTTGGCGCTCTGCGGCATTGGCTGCAATGTGCATTGATGCCTCTGGGTTTTCTTGAATATAGGCTTGCGCCTCAGCAATACGGCCTTCGTTCCGCAAGCCTTTGACCTCCGCCGCGTGCCTGCGAACACCATCCATGATGTTGTAGTAGCTGGATTGCTTGGCAGAAACTGAATCAGCATCGCCATAGAACCTGCCAACAAGCGGGATTTTGTGCCACGGCAGGTCTTGGCCTGTAGCCAGTGCTTGTGTGGTTTGGCTGACTTTTGAAGCCTCGCGTCCTACGCCGCCAGTGACTTGACCGATGAGATAGTCAATTTGATCTGGCGTTGGAGAGACTTCGCCTCGGGTGAACTCAGTGCCGCCTGTCGCGTAGTTGATGATTTGCGACATCCCTTGCGCCATAAGCGAGGAAGTGTCGCGCCCTAAAGCGTGGCCAGGCGTGACTTTATTGAATGACTGCTTCGCAATTGGGCGGCCTGAAAAGTCTTTGTTCTCAGCCAAAGCCGCAAACGGGTCAATCACGGACGGGGCGATTGTCTGCAATGACAAACCACTACCGCCCAATGGGTTGTAAATATCTGCAAGAACATCCACCAAACCAACGGCTCTTTTGCCGCCACTTTTGAACCCACTCAAAGCGTATTCAGTCGGGATTCGGCCTAAGTTTGTGAGTACATGGTAGCCCAATGGCATAGGAATACTGGTGTACCCCTTGCCCGAAAACGGGTTGGGGATAATCAAATTGCGCTGGCGGATAAACTCTGGCGGCTCGTCATCACCAAAGCCCGCTGCTGCCAGCATCATTGCTTGAGCACTGCCCAACAATATACCGCCGCCCAAAATCTTTTTCCCCAAGCTGGACAAGCGAAGTGTCTTAGGTTGGCCAGGCTCCATATCGAACAATGTTTGACCCATACGCGCAGTGCCTTGGACGCTGGCGTTAAAGAAGGCATACAAAGCGCCGACCTGTTGCGCCACTTGGCCTTTGCGGTTGAAGTTCACCGTTAAGTTTTTCGCCAGCTCTGCCGCCCTTGGCTTGCTCATGCCAATATCTAAAGCTGCTTTGTAGGCTGAAAGACGAACGCCATTCTCAATTGCTTCGTTGTAGTCTGAAAGCAAGTCGAGCAGTGGACGCAGTGCCGTTTTACGCAGTATCTCCAAAGGCACTTTTAGAGCGCCATTTACCGTGAAGAATCGGCCTGCCTCCGTGTCTGCCCAAGCGTCAGGTTTTAGGAGGTTCTGTAGCTCTTTGCTGCGCTCTGCGCTGTTGTTAAACATATCGCGGTAGCCAGTCTGCCCACCTTGCTCTTGGAACTCTTGCCACAATGAGCCGTATTCGCTGCCTGTTTTCTCACCTTTGCGCTGCGCCCGCAACTCCATGCCAATTTGCCATATTGCTTTTGGCGCGTTGCCTAGCACTTGCTTTTGCTTGCCTGCCAATGGGGTTTTTTGCATATTGATTGCGGCCTCTTGGAAGTCGCGCACCATGTTCACAACACCAAAAATCGGGTTGTACTGCGTATTGACGGCTGCAAGGTATCGAGTGACTGATGCCACATTGCCCAGCAAACCCTCAAGATTCGCCGCGTCCATGTTCTTCAAAGCAACAGCCATACGCATTGCGCGGGGATTGTCTTCGTTGAACAGGATTACTTTCTCTACGCCGTTTACTTTAACGACAAGAGCGTTGTCGCGTGACTTGAACAGCGGGTCAATTTGCGTAATGACTAAGCCAGTTTTCTTATCAATCGTCTGTGTGCTTGGAATCTCGCCTGATTCAGCAATGCGCCAAAAGTCTTTATTTGGGTTGTCTTTGACAAGACCCAGCAAAGCAGTGGCGACGCGGTTCTTTTCACCTCGGACAATTGCTCGCTCGCGCTGCATATTGATGTTGGCAAGAATGTCCACGACTTTTTTGGTTGAACCAGTGCGGCCTTTGGTTTCTTTGCCTTTGATAGAAAAGCCTTGGCCAGTGCCCATACCACCCATAACCACTTCGTCTAGCTGCTCACGCATCAGCGGTACATAGTGATTCCAAGACCTGCTCCACGCATCTACGGTGTCGTCCGATTCAAGCCCGTAATCCACAATTGTTTCGCGGGTTTTGGCGATAATTCTGTCCACCATCTTTGCTGCGGCTTGTAGGTTTTTGCGTTTATCGTCATCCAAAGAATCCATCACGGCAGCGGCTTCTTCGTTGCTCATGCCTGAAAGTGCAAGTCGGTCTGATTCCTCGCCTTTGTAGGGCTTGGCGTTGCGCCATTTGCTCAACTCGGCCTCAGCATCAAGCATTTCTTTGCGGATGTTTTTGTCTGTCGGCGCTCTTCTTAAAGAAACCTCTACGGCAGCGATATTTTCCACCGCTTTTTTGAGCCGCTCTTCAATCATGGCTTTATTCGGGTTGCGCTCTGACATTTCCGCGTTGGCTTCTGGCGCATGGCGAGCGTGTAAATACTCCTCAAGCTCTGCCAGTTCAAGACCCTTATCGCGCAATAACTCAATCAACGGCAGCTCTTCTTGCTCTGCAAAGTCTTTCACGCGCTTGGCTGCGCGACCGTGGAACAGGGTTTCTTGCAGGTATACATCCAAGTCATCGGCAATTTGCTTGCCGTTTTCTTTGATGGCATTCACGACCCGTTTGGAATCAATTTGCTTATCTTGCAGTAGGTATGTGTACTGGTCAAACTTCGTTGCTTCTGGCGCTTGCCATGTGCCAGCGCCTTCTTCTGCTGCGCCAAAGAACGCAATGTCGTCATTCTCAGTGCTGAAATCGCCGTTGTTGCCGATGGCGGATTTCACTTGCTCCGAACGGAAGACGACATATTCAGGGTAACTGCCGCTCTTGATGATTCCATCGTGGCCACCTTTGCGAGCGCGATCAATGACGGCTTTTGTGATCGCACTATCCTCAACCATTAGGGGATTTTTGATACTCAGATATACAGGGTAGATCGTGGAGTTCGGTAGCAAGCTAGATGGCTTAATGCCTAGCTCTTGCTCGGCAATGTTTGCAAACTCCACTTCATGGGTTCGAGCGTATGTGCCAGCGGTGTTCGGGTCTGGCGTGAAGTAGAACCCGCCAAGGCCATGCTCATTGTCTGCTGCGCCAGTGTTATCGCCCTCTCTGTTCGCATCAAATGCGTAGATGTTCGCGCTTGGACTCCCGTGATACACCACCAGCGGCTTGCCATCAGCATCTACCACCTTGCTATCACCAAACCATCGCTTAAATTCAGGTGTTTGCGTTTGGTCAATGCCAGCATTGGCGTCCTTGCCTTTGCCCTGAACCCCGCGATTACGCAAAACCTTATCCTCGCGCATCACCGCCACGCCAATTTCAAGCGCAGCAGATAAAGCGCTCTCAGAGCCATTCGGCAAGCCGAGAATCATTTTCAGGGCTTTAACTAGGTAATCCCAAGCAGAGTGCAGCGGGCTTTGCGCTGGAGCGCTCATGCCTTTTAGGGCTTTTTGGAAGTCGGGATTCGTGAATGCTTCGCTCACAAACTCGCCCACATTCTTCAGGCCGTACTGACCCGACGCGCCGCCTTGTTTTTTCACATGGTCGAATAGCTTTCGCATTTGAACGCTTGCCAAGTTTTTGCGGTCGAGCGCTTTTAGGGTCGCCGCGTGAACCATCTCATGCAAGAAAATCTGTTCTGCTTGGCCTTCCGCCGCGTCCGTCATGGAAATAGCGTTGTACTTGCGGCTGTATTTCGCCATGTGCTTGAAGCCGTTGCTACTGCCCATGTCGGCAACCATGCCGAGTTTAGGCAATGCACCAGTTTTGAGCAGCAAGCGAGCGACTTGTTTGTTAAAGCGCGAGCGTGAAGTTGCAATAATGAGATTCAAAACCTCATCAGCAGTCTTTTCTTCACGAACCATGTCCATGACTGCGCGGTCAGTAGTAGTGCCTTTCTTGCCGTCTTTGGCTTTAGGCTTCGTGCCGAACTCGTTTATGTCGTCGCTATCTAGGCTGTAGTTGCCGTTGTTTCCTGTAGCAGATTTGATCTGGTTAGGGCGGAAGGCGATGATTTCATCAATCCCGCCGTTTCCGTTCAGCACGATGATTCCATCTCGCCCATCTGCTTTTGCACGATCAGCTAAAAACGGGTCTGGCATCGAAGAGTATTCTTGAACAAGCGGATTTTTGATGCTCAAGTAGACAGGCATAACGGAGCCTGCACGATTCTCAGCGGTTGCCCTTGCTGATCGCCATTCCCCCAAAAGACGGGTGTGCTCATCGGTGTATGTCGGAGCGCCGTTCTTCCATGTGGTTTTTTTCTCTTCTGCCTCCAATAGTGCCCAAAGACGGTTAGACTCAGTATCGCGCTTTTCCGCAGCCTCCCCGCGGTAGTAGTCTGCCGTTGATGGGCTTGGGGTGAAATAGACACCCTTGCCCCAATCGGAATACTTTTCTTGCCCTGCACGCTCAGGGTCAAACCTCGAAACATCTTCTGCCGTCCCGTGGTAAACCACTAATGGCTTGCCATCGGCATCAACCACCTTGCTATCACCAAACCACTTTTTGAACTCTGGGGTTTCGGTTTGTTCGGCATTAGATCGGCTAAAGGAAATATTCCCAACAACGCTAACACCATCTTTGCCACGCTCTACAAAGCCTTTAGCTGGCAGTAGGTAGCCTTGGATAATGTCAGCATCAGTCAATTTAAGACTACTGAAAATTGGCACATTGTTGCGCAGCCAATTGCGGATTGCCGCGATTGCTTGCTTAACAAAGCCTATCTCTGGGCTTGTTTGCGCCATTTCAGCAAGCACTTCTTCTGCTGCTGTTTCTTTGTTTTCTTGGCTCATAGCCGCAAAGACTTGAGCGTCAGACATGGCTTTGGCATTTTTGCTACCAAGTGATTCACTGTCAAATAATCCGTACTCTCGCGCTTTGGCGATAACATCCTTGCGACGCATCAAAGTCACTTGGCTGAGTATTTTCTTCAAGTCAGCGCCAAACACACTGCGCAAACCAAAGTGCCCTAAGACTTCGTGGAATAGAGTTTCAGCAACTTCTTTCCCTGTCGCCAATTGGTCACTCAGCAAATAGACTTTGCCTTTGTAGATAAAGCCTTGCGGCTCGCCGATCGCGCCTTGGCTTTTCAGCTTCGCGTCATGCTCACGAACTTCGTTCGGTATCGCGCTATCACCCATGTTTCGCGCAATGACAATCTCAGGGACTTTCGCCCACTTTGCCGTGAGTTTGCCAACAAGTCGCTTGGCAGATTCAAGACGACGAGTGTTTTCTTGTGTTGCGGCTTTGTCGTTTTTGTCGTTGCGCCTAAAGTCAATCGAATCGACCTCTCTCGAAGTCTCGATTGTGGCAATGTCTGCTTCTTCGATGAAGTATTTGATTGCTTGGCTTTTGGTCTTAAACGCGGTGTCGCCCCAAGGCTCGCCATTTTTGTCAAGCCGCGTCAGTTGCCAGCCATCGCCTTTGGCTGATTTAGTCAGCGCCACCTGTTTGCCGCCAAACGAATTTGCGCGGATTGCAAAGCCTTCATCTGGCACTTCGGCCAAGTCTGCTTCCAAATCCGCTTGAGCGGTGGCTAAGTTATCAGATGCTTTTTCGTAGCGGGCTGTCGCCTCTTTTTCATCGCCAGAAAAGTCACCGTCCATTTCGGCGTAAGCATCAATCAGTGCTTGCTGTACTGGACGAATAGTTGGTTTGCTTCTGCTGAACATGACGGTGTTGCCCGCGTCATCTTGTTTGGTTTGGATTGTGGCAAAAAGATTATCGAAGGCGGTCTTTATTGGCGCAACTTCTTCTGGGCGAAGGTAAGGGAATCGCTCTACATTCCTTACAAAATCCTTAACATCAACCACATTGGCAAGGTAGTCATTCGAGCTGCCACTGTCCGTCATTTTGGCAATGACATAGTTCTCAAAGGAGCGTGCTGCCCGCTCGATAATGCGACCCCAATACCCGTTTGGTGTTTTGTCTAATTTAGCCGCTCGTGCTGCCATTGGCGATTTATCAAGCGCGTCAGTCAATTCAACAAACGACTGCTCAACCTCTGGGCGAACGCCATTAGGGTGCTTTTTGTCGCGCTCAAAGTTGGCGGCTTCCGCGTTTTCCTCTAACGGCTTGTTAGCGTCATACCCGTCAAAGCGGCGGCTCAACCATTGGCGCAATTCGGCGCTGGTCATAGGCGCTACAGCACGACGAGTGCCATCCTTAGTGACCCAATCCGCCTCAGGCTTGTAGGTGATGTAGTTGTCTTCTCGGTCTTTGCCTTCAAACTGCCCGCGTTGGCGACGGAAGTAATTGTCTAGTGCGTGGAACCACTCATGCGCAAGTGTGCCTGCGCCTTTGGTTTTTGTGAGATTAATCACCACCGTGTTTGGTTCAAAGTGCGCCGAAGCCTTGCCTGAACCTCGTGACCCAAAGCCTAAGCCCAACTTGCCGCCAAGCGATAGGGCTTTAGGCGGCTGCCCAATAATCTCAGCCAAGTCCATCAGCGCGTCATACGCCTGATTCAGCATACCTTGACGCTCTTTGCCGCCCTTGCCTTGGGAAACCCAATTGCCGAACTCTACGCCGCGAAAACCGAAGGTCTGGACAAAGCCCTCTGGTGTAGCATCCTTGCCCTCACGCCAGTCGCGCCCGCTTCTTGGTGCGTTGTCACTCTTGCGAACATCTTCCTTGCGTACATTTTCGTCACTTTTAATTGCGTCCCAAGACGCGACAACCTTTTCGTAGTTGTCTTTTAGGAATTCTCTCGCCTCAGCCAAAGTGTTAAAGCTATGCAGGCGGTGGTAGGACTTGTCGCCCACTTTGTTGATGAAGTAAATTTTGTCGCGTGTGTTTTGGCGTATCTCGAAGGCCAGCTTTTTAGCCTCAGCCTCGCCGACTAATTTCTCTTGCACCATTGGCAGCAAGTCGGCAACAGACTTAATGCTGCTGCCAGGGTCTACATTTGCGCTCAGGTATCGCTTGCCATCAACCTCGTAATAAGCGTATGACGAAGGCACTCTAACGCCATTCTCAAAACGGTAAGCGTCTTTGAAAATCTCTACAGAGCCAACTCTGCTCCAGTTTTCGCGGTCTATGAGGGTCAAAATCTCGAATCTGTCAGCAAAGCCGCCCATTGTTATCTTGCCAGCGCGGATGTGTTCCATGACCCGCTCGATTGGTAGTCGTGCGATAGCGTCAATTCCAGAAACCAACTCATAAATGGCTTGCGCCTTGTCAGCCCAATGCCTTAGTTTGTATCCAGTGCGCGGGCGCGATGGAATAAGCCCACGAGCAGCGAACATAAATGCCGCGAATTGCTTGCTCTCAACCTTTTCATGGGCGTTTGACGGCCATATTTTTGACAGCGGCTGTGTTGCAAAGTCGTTTGCGGTCGCGCCGTCTTGAATTGGTGTGCGAACCATATCCTTACGCGCACCACCAAGCTTTTCGCCAAAATCAGTCAGGCTTGGATTGGCCGCCTCAATGGGGTCGATAGCAATTTGAGTTGGTGTTAATGCTGGCGCGGCTTCCTTCGCTGATGCTGTTGGCTTTGCTTCTGGCTGCGCGGTCAGCGCCTTTGTTTTGCCGCTATCCGCTGCTGTTGCTTCCGCATCAACCGCACTTCGACCAGAACCAAACACCCGCTGCTTAGAGCTTAGAGCGCCAGATGCTTCTAAAGCGTCTGCAATTTGTGCTGGCGTACTGCCTTTTGGTACAGTGACTGGCTCACCAGAATCAAAATCAAGGGCTTCGTGTTTGCCAATGAAAACAACGCCGTCCTTGACCGTAACCACTTCTGCGGTGTTTGGCATGATGCCAACTCGTAGCACATCTTCTTTGCCTTCTACTGGCGTTTGTGCAGTATCTTTGGCTTTTACTTTTGCATCGTGCGCGTCAATTAGCTTGACCAGTTCAACCGTAGTGCTATTTTTTGGTATTTTGATGCCTAAAGATTTGGCAGTCAGTGTTGCGTGGATTTTGTCACTGCGCCACTTGGCAGGGCGAGTGTTTTGGTTTGCGCCTGTTTTTGGCAGGTTTTTGCCCACCATTTCTTTGACTTGCTCGTCCGAAAACGCCCGATTCCCCGCAACATCAAGAGCTGCCTCAAGTTGGGTTTGCGGCAGATTCAAAGCTGAAACTTGCTGAATTGCTTTTTTGTCTGTGATTTTCTTGTCGGAAAGAATATCAACGGCCTGATTCATTTCAGGGCTTGCGGCTCGAACTGCTTGCTCGCCGTGACCCATTGTGAATGACTGTGTACGCATGAAAGCGCCGTAAATCTGCGAAATATCCACGCCGTCACGCAAGGCTTGCGAGGCAGCGGTGACTAAATCTTCAATCTTGGCTTTGCCGTTTAGGAAATCAACGGCGGTTTTTTGCACTGCATAGAGAGCATCGCTTGTGTTTGCGCTTTGTGATGGGTATTCAAAGGCGTTATCGGCCGCATTTGTATTGGTGTCGCTTGGCTTACTTAGCGCCTCAGCAGTTTTCGTGAAGCCAGACGCTGCGATTTTTTCAATTGCTGCCTTGTCGCCAGTTTTTGCTAGGTCTAAGTTATCTTCTGCTTTGAAGATTTCACTACGCATTGACCTTAGCTTCTTATCTTCGGCGCTTGCCTCAGTAGAGTTTTCGCCAAATTTTGATTTGGCCGCTGTTACTTTGCTTTTTTGGTCGGCCAATTCATTTGACAACAACGAGTCGCGCTCATCAATTGGCTTTTCGACATTCACTTCAATCGGTTGGGATTCAACTTTTACCCACTGCTTACTTCCAGCAATCCAACCATCGGCATAGTCAGCTTCTTTTTTGGAGCTGCGCTTGAACTCAGGCGGTGTTTCTGATAAAAATCCACCTTTACCAGCCGAAAATCCACGCTTGTACGCATCGCTTGCAGTATCCGCTTGATACTGCCGTGGTATCGTAGTTTGCCCAGCTTCGCCGCCAAAAATGAACTTGAAAGTGTCTCTGTTGGCAATTATGTGTTTTGCATATTCGTATTCGGCTTTTGTTACTGGTATGTCGCCAACTGTGTAGACTGTTTTTTTGCCAGCCTCTTTAATGCGCTGCTCGTGGGCTTCTTGTGTTGCTTTGTCTGCCCTAAAATCCTGCATCCGCGTTAAGGGCTTAACTTTGTCCTCTTCAAAACTTCCTGCAACAGCACCTTCGTAGACTTTGTGCTGGACAAACTCTGCTTTTGTAATAGGGATTGCCGAAACTTTTTTATACAGCACTTCCGCCATTAAAAATTTGGTGATTAACCCGCGCTGCATCGGTGTTTTGTCTGTAGCATCAAGCCATTGGTCAATAGCGGCTGTGACAGCGGCTTTTTTATCTGCGGCTTTTTGCGCCAGCTTTTCTTTGAGCGCCTTGATTTCTTCATCTTCTTTTCTATCGACTTCGCGCTGCGCTTCCTTTTTGGCCTTTTCCGCTTTGCCGTCTGGACTGCCTGCAAAAATATCCTCTTCCATTTTTTTTTGGAATTTGTCGGCATCGACTAGAAAAGAGAACCCGTCTTGGTAGGTGACGCGGTAATTGTCAGTGCCATCGCCCATCGTTGCAAACGAGTGAAGACTTACATCAGTTACAGCGCCCCTTTCGCCTACCCAGCGCTTAGACAAATGCTCACTGTTCTTGTGCAGTTGTTTTGCTGCCTCGATTTTTTCCTGTGCGCCTTCTTTGTCTTCCGACCAAGTACGAAACCCCGCCATGTTTGCTGGCTTGATGAATGTAACCATGTGCCCATTATGGGTGTCAATTTGATAGGAATACCCATCAGCATCATTTTGCGTTGTAATGCCAGCCGCAATTTTTTTCAGATTCGCTATCTCTTCCTCTTGCCTTTGTATCTGTTGTCTTTCTTCTTTCAGCAGGGCTTTTGATGCGCCTTTGTTCTCAAATTCAGCAAGGCCAGCTTTAAGTCTTGTAAGCCTGTCCTCTGCTCGTTTGACCGCGTTCTCCGCCTCAAGAGTTGCGATCTCAATAACGCCTTCTGCCATTTTTGCGCGAGCAGCAGCAAGACCTTCTTTAAGGTTCTTGGGCTTTGCGGCCTCTACTGGCGCGGGTTTGGCTTCTTCAACTGGCGCGACTGGTGCGGTAGCTTCTGCTTTTGCTGGCTCTTGCGCGGCTGCAAATATGTCGCCTTGACCACTCAGGCTGTCTTCTGCGTTTTGACCAAGCTCGAAGTTGTCAGCCGCTGCCTCGCTTCGGCGTGTGACTTCTGCGCGGTCTTGGGCTGCGCGGTCTGCTTCTTCTGCCTTGCGTTTTGCCGCCTCAATCTCGCGCTCACGGCTTAATTGCTCGGCTTCAAGCTCTTGGGCTTCTTCGGGTGTTTGTTGGTTTAGCGCGAAGTCTTCGGTTTGGACTTCATCGCTACTTGCTGCGCCATCTGTTGTGCTATCTGCATCTCCTGCTCGTTCGGCACTCTGTGGCTCAACACTTTGCTTAGTAGACTGATCCCGCTCTTGCTTCGCAATAAGCTGCTCGCGCTCGATTTCGGTGATGTTTTCATCGCTCAGTCTTTCAAATAGTTGATTGCGGGAAAGTGTAGGGGTGTCGCCGAACATAGACGATTGCTCGGCATTTGCCTTTGCTGCCTCGACTTGGCTTTTCGCCAGCTCTGCCCATGCTCGCAAACCATCAGCGATTTTGTTTGCACTGGCGCTATTCTCTGCGAAAAACCTAGCAACGGCAATTGCTTCTGCGCTTTCATCAACCTGACGGGTTTTAAGGTAGTCTGCCAGCTTCTCGCGTTTTTTTGCGGCATTGATTGCTAGTCCAGCAGCATCAGCAACAGCTTGACGAATATCAAATTCACCAGTTCCATCAAGTTGAACCATGTCGCCAGCAGCCATTGCAAGAGCGCTGATAACTCGTTTAGCATCTTCATTGACGGCTTGGGTAGCCAACTCTACTAAAGCGTCATTCATGTACGCTTGCTTGAACGCAGCGGCTTTAATGCGGTCTATGAGTTGCACTGTCGGCAGGCCGCGACTATCGAGCATATCGCCACGCTCTTGTACTGGCATTGTTGCGACAAAGCTACGCATAGTGTCGGCAGTTGGGTCGCCGTTATCGTCAAACTCCATATCGCGCAAATCCATCCTGCGCGTGTCGTTTGTCGCTTTCTCAAGCGCGGATAGCTGTAAGCCAGCCTGAATGTTGCTGCGGTCGCCAATATCGGCGGTAACATCGGCTTCGTCCATCACGCGAACAAGGACAGGTCGGCTAAAGCCAGCGAGTGCTTGCGGGTCAATACCCAAGTTCTCCGCCTCTTGCGCCAAGTCTGCCGCGTATTCACCAGTCGTGCCGCGATTCCACGCCTCTTGCAGACCAGCAACACGGCCATTCCCAGCTACTGCGCGAAGTTTCCCTTCTACGCCATTCGCGTAATCGTTGTTTGTCGTGCCGTCAAAATGGTTTGAGGCAACTAAATCATCAGCCTCAACCACTGCATAGTTTGTCGGTATCCGTTTGCCGTTGTCATCAGCTACTTGCTGCGGCCTACCAACAACAGACTTGCTCGGAAGGTCGCCAAAGACCATCGGTGCGCCGCGATCCATCGTGCTGCTCGTGCCAGCTTTCAGGAAGTCAGGCTTGGCAACAATGTTATTCATCTGCTGAATGCTGGCCGATGTTGAGCGGTCGCGGTTTTGCAGCACTACTTTTGGTGGTGGAGGCGCAATATTTGCAGCGTCAAGGCGAGCAGCGCGGGGCTTGCCGTCTGATGTGAAGGTGCGTAGGGACTTCGCGCCACTGGTCAAATCAGATTCATTGACAATGACAGTCTCGCCCGAGAGTGTTTTTACTGCGCGGGTTTTTGGTGCTGCGCCCGACGCTCTTCCGCCTTGCGATTGTCCCTCGCCTGCTTGCTGGGCTTCTTGGGTTTGTTGGCCATTTAATGCTCCTTGTTGTGAGATTGAACCGAAAACAGACGCGCCACTGTCCACCGCCATCGCTGCTGCGCCTGATAGTGAACCGTTTGCTGGGTTTAAGCCCATAGCGCGGGAAGGTGGAATTACCTCTGGTGCGCGTTGAATTGGGGTTACATCAGTAACGCCGCCACTCAATCTATCGCTCAATCGATTATTGCGGTCTTGTGCTGTCAGTGCTTGGCCGTTGCCATCTACTGTGATCGTTGGGGCTTCTAGTGCTTGCGTTTGACGCGCAGCAGGGGCAAAGCCGCGTACATCTTGGTATTCTGGCGTGTTTGGGATTGGGGTTACATCGGCAATATCGCCAGCAGCTCGCGCCGCGATTCGAGCATTTCGATCTTCTGTTGTCTCGGCTGTGCCGTCTGCATTGACTGTAATTGACGGTGCTGGAAGTTGTGGGAACGCACCTGTAGCTTGCGCTGCATCTGTAATAGGGGTGTTTGATTGTGGGGCAGCTTCGCCCGTTTTCCCGTTGCGGAACGGATTTGTAAGCGCTTGGTATCCCTTTTGGCCAGCGAACATTGCACCGCTTTGACCAACAGACGATAGCGCCTCAAGAGCTGCATTTTTCGTATTCCAGTCGCCAGTAGCAGCGCCTTGGCCAACATACTCACCAGTGAACTCGCCAGCAGGGTCGAGTGCGGCAGCGCCAGCATTTCGAGCGATATTCTCTGCGCCAGTGCGTGAGGCTTGATAAGCAGTATCAGATGCAAGACGGCTAGAGATTTCGGCGGCTGAATTCTTCATCGCCTCTTTAACGGCGATTTTGTCAGCAACATCAACACCCATGTCCACTAGAGCGCGATTCACTGCTGCACGAGCAGGAACATTCAATAGTCGACCAGCAATACCAGCCGTTGCAGTGTCCACCGCGCCGATAATCCCGCCTTTAATGGCAGACTGCCCGAGAATCTGATTGCCATTTTCAGCAACAAACTTTTCGACAGCGACCGTATCCATTGGGTCAATGCCAGCTTTTTGCAGCGCGGTTTGCAACTGCCCGCCGCCCTCAACCAAAGTATTGCCCGCAGCAGCGCCAGCCCAGCCGCCAGCCAAACCGCCAGCGATATTGCCGACTAAAGGGACAGCAGAACCAGCAGCAGCGCCAGCAGTTGCGCCAGCGGCCAAGCCGACCATAGGGGCAACACTATTGCCAAGCTGAGAAACAATGCCCTCGCGCAAGGCGTTTACATTCTTGCCAGTCTCACGAAGGCCGCCGATAAATCCTTTTGATTCGCGCCAGTCTTTTGCAAACTCTTGGCCTACGGCAGCAATACCGCCTGTAATGCCGTCGCCTTTTTCCCAAGCGGCTGAAAGTTCGTCACTTTCTTTTGAGCTTGGGTTTTGGCGGTTGTATAGCTCCGCATCGCGAATAGTGTTTGCAGTGCCCGCAGTGTCGCCTGTTGCAAGCTGAGTAGTGATTGTTGCGCTTTGCTTGGCTCGTTTAAGACCACGGACAAAAGCGCCATCCTTCTCTTCGCCATCTAACTTTCCAGTGAACGGCTCGTATTCTGGTGTTGCATCTAACTCACCTGTGAATGGTATGTACTCTGGATTTGTCATTGCATGGGTCTTTGCGGTTACTTGGCGATTACTTTATTCCCGTTGGCATCTTCATAGACCGTCTTGCCGTTTGATTGGCCGACAATCTTAGTCATACCTGGTGGTAATGATGGTTGCTGCGCCCCTTGGTCAAAGCGCTTGAACTCACCAGTGCCTTCATTGTAAGCTGCAAGTGTGCTTTCGGTCTTGTTCCCCATAGCATCAGTGCCTCCTTGAAGCGCGATACCTTTCCATTGGGCATTTTTGTCACGGCCAAACACATCAGGGAACTGTTTGACGAGCGCATCACGAGCTTCTGGCGTTGTTGCTTTGTCATACTGCGACAAAATACCCTCTTTGCGCTGTGCTTGACGAATATCAAAGCCGCGAACCTGAGAATCCTCTGCATTTTTACCTGCAAGCATCCCCAACTCTTGCCGTTTAAGAGCGTTTTGGTCTGCCGATCGTGCGTTTGCGCCGCTTTGCTGGATGCCTTCGCGCTGCATTGCCGCGTTTTCTTTCATCGCTGCAATGTCGGCTTGTGGCTGCATACCTTGTTTTTGCAAGTCTGCACTCACTGCCGCGTTGTATTGCGCTACTGCGCCTGTTGGGTCTGATGCTTGTGGCTGTTGGCGATTGCGGCCACGGCCACCTGAAACAGAGCCAGAAGCGCCGCCTGGCCGATTCATGATGCTGTTTGCGGAAACGCCCATATTACGCAAAGCATTGCGCGATGCCCAATCGTTTGCGCTGCTCAATACTGTTGGTGCGTTTATTTGCTGGGTTTGTGGCTGACCGCCGCCAAGCGCCATGCCGCGCACCTCATTGCCATAACGGGCGCTCAAGGCGTTTGCCGCATTCATGTTTTGAGCGTTTGGCTGGCCAGTGAAGTTGCCGAAACCCATACTATCGGGCGAATCGCTGAACTGGCCACGGCCATGTTGGTAAACGCCAGGTTGGATTTGCGTTCCTGCTGGAGCCGCTGCCGCACCTGCGGTGTTTGCTGCCGCATCTGCGGTAACGCCCGCTAGTGGCTCTTCGCCTGTTTTTGGTGGTGGTGCATCATCAATGATTGCAGGAGGTGGCGGCGGCGCTACAGTCTCTGGCCTGTCCGCTGGCGTGAGTGATGTGGCAGTCCCACCGTTGCCGCCAGTAAGTGCAGAGCCGAATCGGAATACAGGGTCAAGCGCAGAGCTGGCTGCGTTCATGATGCCTTTTCTCGCATCGCTTGCAACATCTGACGGCAGATTCAAAGCCGCGCTAGAAGATTTACCTAGTGCCGCTGCGGTATTGCCTTGTTGTTGGAATTCGCCTGCTTGGTTTAAGCGAGTTTGCGCCTTCTGCAAGGCGGTCATACCTTCTTCTTCTAGGCGGTCTTTCGTAACAACGCCAGCGCCAGCAAGGTAAAGGCGTTTTTTATCAACGCTCCCGCCGTTGGCAAAGAACATCTGCGGGTCTTTGGATTGCATTGCGCCCGCTGGCAAGCCTCGTGGAACTGGCGTGTGTGTTGCGTCTTTAATCTGGTTCAAAGCCTGAACGCCTACAGCGTGGACTTGCTCGGGGGGCATTTTGTATTCGCCGTTGCTGAGATTGACGGGGATGTTTGCGCCTTTGCCCATTTGCGAAAGCGGGTCTGCGCCAATTGTTTTTGTCGTATCGGCGGGCATGATGTAAGTGCCTTCTGGAACTTCATCTTGAATCTCGTCCGATGTGCCAGTGCCTTTGCCGCGCACCATGCCGCCGTTTGCGTAGCTGTCTGCCTCTGCCATTCGGCGCTTGAGCGCGTCATTGCCAGCATAGGAAGTGATTGCAGGTCGTGCCTGTGCTACTTGCGGGGATGGCTTCGCAGCTTGTTGCTCGGGCTGCGAGTTTTTCATGGCTTCCGCGTATTCTGGCGTGTCGCGCATCCGTGGTTTCAGGCCAAAGGCTAGCTTAAAGCCCTCAACAAGACCGCCGTCGGCATAGCCTTTTGCTTTTGGCGCGTTTTTTTGTGGGTTAAAGCCTCGCATAGAGCCTCCTGATTTCATGTTGTTGGGTATTTTGCAGTTCATGGTGTGATTCTCATAGCCCTGCGTGTGGTTTATTCCGAGATACTGGTACTTACAGTGTTGCCAGCGCCAGCAGAGATGCCATTCAAGCTAGAAGCGGCAGCATCGCCCACCATCTTCAAGTTTGCCATAGTCGATTGCATCCGCATTTCAGCGGTTTGCATTTTCGATTTCAGGTTTGCCTCTTGCGCCCGCGCCTTGAGTTCAGCGTCTGTGACTTCCAGCTTGATGAATGGGTCGAGCGCCGCGCTCTGTGCGCTGTAAAGCGAAACAAGCGTTCTTGCGGCCTCGTTCTTGATGCCGCTGATTGATTGCGTCAGTGTTGCGGCCAATTGCGGGGCAAGCATAATCGTTTTGACATACTCGCCAACAGCTTGAAGTGCCTGAATAAACAAGTCGCCAGCCGTTTTAATGGCGAATTTGACATTCTCAAGCTCCGCATCAAAGCTCTTGACGGAAATATCGCGGCTTTGCTCGGCCAGCTTGTCGCGTGAATCTTGCTGGATCATGGCTTGTGAGTGCAGCATAGCGCCTGGCGGCAAAGGCCAGCCAGCGCGAGCGTACTTTTCAGTCACATCTGCAATATTCCGTGATGCCTCTTTCAGAATGCGCGAGCGGCCTCGCTCCCACAAAGCCCGCTCAACATCAACATTGATGCCAGTGCCGCCTACATTGATAGCCTTTTTGCACCACGCGATTGAATCTGCCAGCACCGCCATATCAGGGAAGGCGACTTCAAATATCTTTTCAAAAGCGTCATCCACCAAAGCCGAAAGCTCAAGCGTCTTGTCGTTGAAAAACTGCATCGCCACTTCTGGGTCGTCAAAAGTCAGGTTTGCAGGTGGTTCAATCATGTCATAAAGGCTTGTCAGGTCTGGAATTGGCATTACCTCTGCCACTCCAACATCTGCTTTCACCTCATCGGCAAAGTCGAAAGCCTTTTGAAACCAGTATTGCGCGTTGTCCCACTTCGCATTGATGATTTGCGCCGTGATGTAGGCAGGGTATGACGCTGAGGGGAAGTCGGGTAGATTGACAATCGGCATGGTTAAATTCTCCTTGTGGATTCGGCAATTAGGAATCGGACGGTATCCACTTCAAAGTCATCGCCGTTGGTGTTGTAGAAAGTAGGCATAACATAGGTGCTACGAAGCCCGCGCCCAAGGTCAAAGCGAACCTCTCGGATACTGCTGCCATGCCCGCGAGCCGCGTAATTGCTCAAGGTTGGCTTGCCGTCCACCAGTGAATCAATGCTCAAGCGCATAGCCCCAGCTTTCGCGCCAAGGTAGCAGTAAGAGATTGTTTTAAGGTTCGGTTTGCCAAAGTCGAGCTGCCCAAAACCGAACTGCGCGGCGATTCTTTCCGCGCTGTCCGTGTTGCCGTCGAGCAGGAATAAGCCGTTTGCGTTTGCGCCGTAGTGCTTGCCGCTAATTGTTGCAAAGCTGTTGAAGGCATAAGCGCGGTAGCGGGTAGTGCCGCCAACGCCGCCATTCTCGATAGACGCGCAGAACACATCGTTTGCTGCGTCGAACTCTGCCACTCCTGCCCATTGCACAACATCTTGCGGGGATGATGCCTCACCGCCAATGCTGCCGCCAAGCATCAAGAACATGACTTCTGCGGGTAAGGTTGATTCCGCCTGAGTGTCAATCTCGCCGCCGAGAATGCCAATCATATCAACGGTTTGCAGCGTTGCTTCACGGATAACGCCAATATCACCACCTAGAATGCCGATCATTGTTTCAGTAGCCAGCGCCATTTCGCTGAATGCTGACATCTCGCCGACAATGACGCAAACGAGTGTGCTTGTTTCCATCGGCGGGGTGTCTTCGCCGCCTAAAGGGTCGTCGCCAGTTTTGCCGTTGAACTCAATCACAAAACCCATAGGGACAATTACTTGACCGCTGGCGCTTGGTGCTTCAACTACCTGCCCAATGCCTGATGCTGCCCACATCGGCAGCGTGACAAGACCTAAGTTCAGGTCGTCGCCGCCGCGAGTAGCCCATGACGGCAAAGTGGCCTTGCCAAAATTCGGCCCATAGCCTTTTGCTTTCCATGCGGGAAGCTGGATTGGTATAAATTTCAGTGCGGGGTCTTCTGTTCTCCATGATGGCAGACGAACTCGCCCTGAGTTGGTGAAGATGTTGAATATCCCGTTGTCAGTGCCCCTAGCTTTCCACGCTGGAAGCTGGACAATCGCTCTGTTTTCGCCCAAGTCTGAGCCTGAAACAGTGACTAGCGGGACAGTTACAAGGCCGATATTTGTTGGTGTGTCCTGCCCTTTGGCTTGCCATGACGGAAGAAAGACTGAGCCGTAGTTGCTTGGCGTGAGTGGTATTAGTTGAGAGCCGTAAATACTGCCAAGCGGGTCATCGCCGTAAATGTCTGACGAATCACGAGAGAACGCCACATCCAAAAAGAACGATTCGCTCGCGTGTCTGTCACTGGTGTACACCAGCTCGCCGCGAGTTTCAACAACACCAGCACCAAAGGCGGCTGAGTAAACTGCATCAGGGTCGTTATCGTCACCCTCGAAGCGCGGGGTAATATCAGTTTGCCAATTTGCTGATGTGTAGCGGTAGCTTTCTGCTGGCGAAACTGTGTAGGCGATAACGCCATTGCGCCTGTATATCCTAAACACCGCCGCATCAACATAGCCATAGTACAAAGGGATTGTTTCCCATGCTGTAACGGCAACGCCATTTTCGACTACACAAAACTCACTCTCGCGCACCATAAAGCCGAAGCGAATTTCCTCGGGCTTATCGCTGGCGCTGGCGTTATTCAAGCCGCAAACAATGATCGGCTGCTGTGTCGCGCTTGCGTCAGGGATTAAAACAGCGAACTTAAAGCACCCGTCACCCGTCATTTCAACGACTGATCGTGCGCCTCTATTCCAAGTGAGTTGCGACATTGGGTTTACTTATTCGTAGACATTGAAAATCTTGCACTCTTGCCTAATAACAAAGCCACTCGCGTCTGTTATCTGGAAGCAATAAACCTTTTCGACAAGCCGCCCGACGCCTGAACCTCCTCCGCCACTGCTGCCGCCACTGCTCATCCCTCCGAAAGGGGGTCTTGGCGGTGTTGGCGTATATTGCGGTATTGGAGTTGGGGCAGGTGGCGGTGGTGGCGGCCTATCAGGGCCAGCCACAACATACAGCTTTGTGATTGGTTGGTAATTAGCCATTTTTAGCCGTGTGTTGGCTGCTCAATCACATAACCATTAAGCGCAAAGGTTTGCCCGCTCACAAAAGAAACATTAGAAAGCGTCATCTCGGCTGCGTTTGTCGAGCCAACAAGACCTTGCATCCGCTCTTCGACTGTACTTGCTACACCAGTATCTGAGGCTGTGACATGGCGATAGAAGGTTGCAGTGCCAGTCGCCGCGTTCAAGCCCGTCCAAGTGTCGCCTGGTGGTTTGCGTAATTGGCGGCCATCTTGCTGCAAGGTTAAGCCAGTCGCGCCACTAGAGATGGAAACCCGCGTCAGCAAAGTCGCTGCGCCGATATCTGCGTCTGCGTCTGCTGGGACTGGGCCAGAATAAAAATCAATGAACCCTAAATCCATAACGGTTTTCATGTCTGCGCTGCCAGCTAAGGCAGTTGCAAGACCTGTTGAGAGATAAAAATTATTAGCCATGATGAGCCTTTCAGTTTGAAGTTGGTGGGATTAAGAAAGAGAATGAGGAAATCAGAAGACTGCCGCCAGTTACAAGGTTTTTGTTCGGAAGCCAAAGCCCCTCACCTATTCGCCCATCAATTCTAGGGGTGAATTCGTTTGACGCACCTGAATCTGGGCTGTTCCAGACAAAACGCCACCAGCCAGCAGTGCCAGTTTGGGTAACATTCAGCGACCAGTTGCCGTCATTTTGACAAGCGCCCACCATCGGGCCAGCTTTTAACTTTAGCCCGCCTTGCGTTTGGCCAGGTATAAATGGCAAGCCGTCTTGCGTAATTGTGCCAAGCAGTGTTCCTTGCTCTGAGCTATCCGCGTCTAAAGGCGGTAGCCCAGTGAAGATTTTGATGCAACCAAGCTGCATCATCGCGCCTAGACCGTAGTCTGTCGCCATTGCTGCGCGAAGTGCAGAGCTTAGATTAATCATTTACAAACTCCACAAAGGCAGGATGTTGTCGTCCATCCCGCTAATTCCAGTTATCGCCTCAAGGTCGAGTGAGCTGGACTTGAAATAAACCCAAGTATCAGTCGGCGCGCCCGTTTTGCCAAACCCGAAAGGCTGACCAAAGAACGCGCCACCTAGAACATAGTCCGTATCCAGCGTGCCATCGGCTAAATTATCATCGAATCGAGAGCTTTTCCCAAACACTACAGGCGCAAGAGGAGTAGACCGAGGCGATCCTGTGCCGCCAAAAGTGTATTGCCCGCCAGATGGCTTATCCAAACTGCCGCTGCCTAGCCCGAAACTACCCTTAAAGTCAGTAGGTGGCAAGCCACTACCAGCCCATCGCCAAGCTGGGTGTAGGTATTGCGTCCAAAGCCCTGTTGTCAGGCTGCTTTTGTCTGCGTACATCGGCACAAGCCACGGCTGCCCATTGGATTGAGCGTCTACCGTCAAGCCGCTGTATAGTGTTTTCACAAGTGTGGGTGTTTTAATATCCCGCATGATTGCTGCTGAAACCGTTGTTGTACTAGGTGCAGTGGAGACAATCGTGAACTCTATCCAGTGTGTGCGCTCTGTGTTTATTGGGTCAAGGTACAGGATGTGCTTCACTACGCCATCGACTGCCGCATCAGAACTGCCAATTGCGCCGCCGCTGGCTGTATTGCAGTAAACCCACTCAAAGGTATCGGGGAAGATTAGACTGGCGTACAGCACCCGTTTTGATGTGTTGGCCAGGCTGTTGCGCGACCCTTCGTGCGCCACCTTCATTTCCACCCATTTGAGCGTGTTTTCTTCGTAGTACGGGTACAGTTTTACCTGACCATTTGCGGTTTGCTTGTATAGACCTGCTATATCAGTGACGAGAATGTCAATCTGCGAAGTCGCAACCTCGCTTGCCGTATCGCCATCGAACTCGTAGAAGTGCAGTTTTTCGCCCTGCCATTTGGACGAAGCGCCGTTGCCGTCGTCTAAAAGTTCAGCCGCAGCAACGATCGCCTTTGTGCCGTCCTGAGAAAACAACGCCGACGAGTAAAAGCCACAAGGGTTAAACGGTATCGTGAACTCTTTGATAACTGCCCGCGTCTTGATGAAGTCCTCCATCTTTCCTCCGCGCAGAATGAATTTGCAGACTGTTGCGGGGTTTGGTGTTTGGTATGGAGTGCCAAACTCTTCATAGCTCATGGTTCTCATCTCAAGCCGCCATGAGGCTTGCACCAAGTCAATGCCCACTTCACTCTCTACACAAGCGGTGTCAGGCGGTAGGCTTTGTTTTGCCAATAGTTTGCTGTATCGCTCTTCTCGCCGATTTTTCTCTTTGACAATCTTCGCCCATTGGTCAGACTGCATCGCATCGCCTGTCATTTTGATGACCATGCCAGCGCCAAGTAGGTTCTCGCGGCGTGTATTGAAGTCTGCAATCACATTGACCACGGCCAGAATGTCGGTTTGCTTGTAGCTTGAAACCTGCTTCTCGCCCCAACTCATGTTGCGCGTGCCTATATAGCCACCCAAGCTCGGACTGTTGATTGTCCCTATAGAGCCGAATACAGGATGCCGCCAAGTCGTGCAGGACGCGCCGCGTGGGTTGATTGATTCTTGTATCGTGGTGACTTCACGGCCTCTGAACGAAAGCCCGAGATTGGCGACATTCCAAGTGCCGACCGTCATGACTTCGCCTATTAATTGAGCAGTTCCATTAAGCGTGTATTGCGCCCGTTTGCCTGTCGTGTAGTCACGAATCATTGTTGCGTAGTGTAGTGGTGACGCTTGCCACCAAGCTACAGCCTCCAGCGCTAAGTCTGTTTTACTTGTCCCAAGCCCACTGGCGTAAAGGTTTTCGCCTGAATCTTGGTATCTGCCAACACGGTCAAGGGCGCGTTCGTTTGTCGTCTGCCAGCCGTATCGGTACAAAATGCTATCGTGTGCAAAGGTCTTGGCTTTCACATTCTCAAGGCAAGTCGCTTGTGCTGAATCTGTCGTCCAGCCTTCTAGTGGCTTTGAGAATGCGGCTTTGCCTAATCCAGTACGGATAAGATTGACTGCGATAAAGGTCGATTGCTGAACTTCAAACGAGTAATCTCGCACCTTTGGCCTATGCGCGAACCATGTCACTTGCTTCTTTTCTTTAAGGATTGGAAGCCATCGGCACATGAACTGCTGCAATTTTCTGTTGCTTTGCCACGCAACGGTGTCTTCGTCGTCAATGTAGAGTGCAGGCCAGTTAAGCGACATTCGCAAAGTCTCTACCCCCAAAACAGGGGAATCAGAATAGACCTTGTGCAAATACTCGGGCGTGTTGTTGTGCTTGTACTTGTTCAGGATGACATAAGGGAAGTCGCCGCCAACAGTCCCAAGGCCATCAGGTGTAGGAGGTAAGCCCCAGCCGTTCGGCGCGGCTGCTGTTCTTGGCGTGAATACGATGCCCTCGGGAACCCATGCGAGTTTGGATACTTCGGCAAGGATTGCGGGCTTCTTGCTTGGTGTTGTGTACAGTTTGCCCAGCACCTTCTTGGATGTAGACCCGTCAAGGTTCTCTCGATGAAGTGCTGGCGTGTCTATCGTGTCTAAGAATCGAGCGCTCTGATCCGCGACAACACTTGGTGCGCCTCGGTTCTGTGGGAAGCGCTTTTTATCCATTTCACAATGGATTGGCTAGGAGCATACTGACGGGGATTTTTACCACATCGCCAATTGAGTAAGACTTCGGTGTAGCCAGCTTCTGAATCGCCAGTAGTACGCCTGTTCCAGTGCCTTTGCCCGCGCTGGACATAATCATGAAGCCGCGAATCGTCTTGTTTGCCGTCAAAGTGAACTGAGCCAAGCTAGCTGCATTGTTCACAAGGCCGTTGTTGGCGTTTGATTTGATGAACTCAGGGCGTGTGCCTTCTGAGTACGCCGTGATTTCCGTCGCACGAACACCGATGTTTGCTGCTGTGTCGTCGTTCTGTGGCGTGTAATCGCCCTCATACGGGACAACATACCAAGATGTGATCTTGGCTTGGCTTGCGTTTAGGCCAACATCCATCAAATAATTGCGGCCTTGCGCTGGGTAAAAGATAGCCATTTTGATTGCCCTTTAGGTTTCAACGCCGAAGCGCGTAGTTACGATGTGTTTTTCACCAAGCTGGTCTCTCACCCATGTGAAGCCCGATTGTGCCTTGCTGAACTGGAGTGCATCACCTTGTGCTGCCCCTGCGTTCCCGCCTGGTTTGGCAATGATAATGCCATCCTTGCTTTGCCAGTAAGCGGTAACTGTGTCTGCATCAAAAGCAGATGAGAACGGGAGTGCGCCGAAGGGCAAAACAACAATAGGTGTTGTAGCCAAAGGGTCGCCTGGTAGCCAGTATGTTTTATCCGCGCAGACATAAACCCCGTCTTCGCAAGGAACAACAACGGAAATAGGTGCAGGGAAAGGTATAAAGCCACGCCCAAGATTAAATAAACCATATCGGTATGCCTCGCTGATGTAAAGCCAGTTGCCAGATGCAACAAGCAAAGAGCCTTTGAAGTGTGACAGTGAATGTCCCGCTGGCATACTCGAAAGCATGAAAGTGTTGCAAGTGCCGCCGTCATTGTTCAGTGTCAGGTAGCTGCCTTGCCCAACTTCGTTGAATATATCGCCGTCTGGAGCAGTCACATAGACCAAAGTCGAAGGCGTAAGGCCAGCAAAGCCGATGCCGCCGCCGTCGGCAAGGTCAAGTACGGTTGGTTCAGTGCTGCCTGATTCGCCATCTTCGCTGATTGCCGTGAACATGACTTGATAGCGGCCAGCGGGCAAGCTGCCAGCTTCGCTAAACGCAATTGGTACAGGGTTTGGCTTAGGTGTCGCGGCTTTCCTTGCGGTGTTGCCGTCGATTCTGCCTATTTGCTGCCCGTCAGACCAATAGACAAAGCCATCAGGGAGCCGAACATAGCTCACGCGGCTTGAATTTATGCCAGTTGCAACGACGGAATGGGCGAGTGTTTCAATGTCCACGCGCACCAAGTCGCCATTTAGAACGCCGTAAGCGTCCAAACTGTCAGACCAAAGCGAGTGCCACGCGCCGCTATCGGCTAAAGCATAGCCCTTGCGCCGACGAACAAAGCCGCCAGCGGATAAATCAATGTTCTCGGCAACACGAAGCCAAGCTGGGGAGCTGTCGGTTTCTGTTGGCGCGTCCATTCTCGCCAGTGGTAGGCGGTTGTTTAGGCCGATTGGTGTGACAAGTCTTTGCTTCATGGCTTAAATTGGGGTTTTATCCCAGTCGTTTTTAGTGAGTGTTGATGATAAATCAAACACATCCTCGCGCACGAAGTGCTTGTCTTGCCACCAGCCGCCCTCATTCAAGTTTGCCGCGTCAATGTTTGGCAGGTGAATGTCTGCATA